TTGATCATGTCGAATCTAAAATGGGTTACATTAAAAAACTTATAAGAGATGATATTGAGAAAGCAAAAAAGGACCAGAGCAATTAAGCCCTGGTCTTTTCTTATGAATATAAATTGTTGTGTAGTTGAGATTTAATCGAAATTAAGTCGAGTTTAGTCGATATCTTTAAGAATAAACTCATAATAAAAATAGAATTAGACTTTTTTCAAATATCTTTTAGCAACCCAACCGCTTGGAATCTTTGCCCAATCTCCATCAAATTTAGATACAGTGACGCGAGTACCATAATTAATGCAGCCGTCCTTATCATAATCATGGGCCTTAGCATCCTTAGTTAATTCGTTGTGTGTCTTGACTCTGTATTTCATTCCTGGTCCTGTGCGTACCTTTAAATCACTAGCAGTAATCATATAAGTACCTAAAGCGTTGGATGTATTTGTCTGTGGCTTAGATGGTGCAGTTGAAGTATTAGTCGCATTTGCATCATATTTAGGTAAGCCATACCCTCTGATGTATCTGCCGTTAACCTGTAGTTTTCTTCTTCCTACTGCATCGTTCTTATTTCCTTCGATGACGGTAATAGTAGAACCTTCTACTTTTTCGACGATGCCTACGTGGTCTGATGAACCTCTGTTATCGCCTTTACCATTGTCCTGCCAATCATAAAAAATGATATCTCCTGTAGATGGAACGTGTGCATCATCTTCACACCATCTGCCGATTTTCTTAAATCCATTAATCATCTGATTGCATGAGCATTCTGTAGGAATGATTTCAGTGTAGCCTGCCTTAATCGAACAGGCAGACACGAATGTTGCACACCATGAGTCAGTGTACTTGACTTTATATCCTCTCGCTAATGGCTTGTGACTGTTGTATAAGTCAATGATCTCTTTATGTGTTCCATTAGATTCTTTTCTACCAATCCAATTTTTTGCGATATCTAAAATAGTATTTGCAGTTTTTGCCATAATTAATCCTCCTCAAAATATGCGCCAATTCCATAATTATCAGCACACATATATTCGATTCTGCATCCTCGTGCAGTATTCCAGCCTTTTAAAAAGTAAGCCACATCGGCAGTTGATAATAATTCAATAGATTTTCCAAGGCACCACAAAGGAGTGCCTCCACCATCAATATAACTATCAATAATTTCAACATCATCACCATAGAGACTTTTAATTTTTTTGACTGCTTTCATTCTATTATGTCTGATTTCTTCTTCAGACAGATCTTTCATAGGTTGTGAAATAAAGATTTTCATTTGTTATACCTCATATTTTATAATTGGCGCTTTTGCCTTGATTACATTGATATCTCCTAAAGAGATATGAAAAACATCTCCAGCACTTGAAAAAGCACGGCATTCATAAGAAAGCTCGTTTCTACTTCTGCCTAGTGTATCTGTGGGATCTATTCGTGCAGTGATGACATTATCCTTTATGGTTGTTTCTTTTCTTCTTATCTCATCACCATCGATAATAACAAGAAGCGCCTTATATTCATTGAAATTAAAAGGCTCGCCATCTGACGAGCACGAAAATCTGATAAGATGTGTAGTTCCTTCAATCACATCTATATCACGCTTGTTGCAATTCATTTATTCATCTCCTTCAAATTCAAAAGGCGAAACCTTTCCGATATCTATATGCATTATGTTGCTTACTTCAATTTCAGCATCTAATGCAGTTTGTGCAGCTATATTGATATTCCCATGATCAGCATCTATCGAAGCATTAGCATGTGTATACTTGCTAATATCCACATCAACGGTATGAGAGACTTCTATATCTATTTCGGTAGACTGAGCCTCGTCTGGTCCTGAATAAAGGAAGAGAGTGAACCATCCTCTACTCATCCTGACCACACTCCATCACTTGACTTTGCATATATCCTTATGAGATAGTCACCGTCACCATTAGATAGTTCAGTATCTAATACACTTACTACTCCTGTGCTGCCTGTTTTTAAATCAGTTCCACTTTCTACAAGTAATCCTATTCCTCTCCCTGATGCTTCACCTTCACGAGTCGCACGAGCTTCCCATTCAGTTACGTCAATATTGCAGTGAAATCTACAGATACACTCATTTATTCCAAGTACTCTAGATATTCGATATTTATCAATGCTATCAATCGTCACAATAGGAGGCTCAGCAATTCTATACGTGATAGTAATAAGCCCTTCAGTAAGCCATACATTACCACCGGCTGCGAAAGAAGTACCCCACGCATCACATTCTACTGAGCCATCAAGTGATGTACCTAAATCAATAGTTTCGTGAGAAGTTTTATTGTGTTTCTCACCACCATTTACAGTATATTTGACCCCATTAATGTAAGAATATTGGCAGTTAAATATCCCTGTGAATTTTACATTGATGACTATCGCATTAGAGGGAAGAGAAGGAACAGTCCATGTAACCTTCTCTTTGTTGTGCCCACTTCCTGCAATATGAATATTAGGCATTGTGGCTTCTGCTGTTACTGTATATTCCTGTGCCATAGTATTATGCTACTGACCAAGTACCGTGTGCGTTCTTCACGAATACCTTGATGATCTTCTCTCCATCACCACTTGAAGCCATTTCAAGGTCTTTGCCGTAAATCTTACAAGAGATAGCTGTACTAGCCTTGAATGTACCTGTTGCATTCATGTTAGTAGACCCGTTTACTGTTCCTATTAATGTACCAGCGTCGTGTAATGACGATTTAGATGGTACAACCTTAATCTTATATTCTGTGAAAGCGACGTCAGAAGTGAAACTGAATGTAGCAACGTTTTTAGGTGCTGTCTTAGAGATTCTTGAAACATCTGGTCCAATGATAGTAACGGCTGGTACTGAAGTATCTAATGTAATAGTAGCAGATGCTGCGGCAGTCTCATTGCAGACATCATCACGTACTTTTACATATACGGTCTTGAGTCCGTCGCCTGTTGGAAGTGCAATGCTTTTTGTCGCTGCAAAAGTCTCCCATGTAGCATTATCTTCAGATGATGCCCCATCAATTCCCCAAACCTTCATCTGATATCCTGATGTGGATGTATCAGATACTGAGATGCTTAAAGTAACATTCTTAGATGTAGTGTATTGTGATCCATTGTTTAGTTTGACAGTCAGTCCCTGGGGAGCGAGTGTATCTAATACAAGATTGAAATAACTTGCCATGTTTATCCCTCCACTTTAATACATCTGTTTTCTAATTTCTGGTAGGCATCAAGATACATTTCTTCTTTATCTCCATTGTATGTACACTCGAAATACATTCCGTCTAACAGTGTAGTTGATAACAGTGCCTTGTTATTCTGAAGTGTCTTACATACCCACACCACATAGATATCGAAATCCTGTGGATCTTCTAGGTGTTCATCTGTATATCTTCTTACTTCTTCAGTTGCAATCTTTAAAAATTCGTCATTACCCATGATTATTTCTCCTTGTTAATAGCCTGTTCAGCCACTTCTAAGCCTTTTGTGAGGAAGACAGGCACATTGTCGCCTGCTTCTACAAAGTTCTCAATGATGCTTCTTAATTCATTGATAATGAGAGATGCCAAAGTAAACCATCCAATATAGGCAGTAACCGCCAAGTCAATGCCTATAGTCTTACCAATTTCAATGAAGATAGCAGAAGCCAAGAATGCAACTAAAACCATTAACCAGTACCCTAACTTTTTCCATACACCACGCACTCCCTTGACGCTGTTGTCTTTTCCTGTTAGTCGTGATTTTCTAACTCCTGTGATGTAGTCGATAATATTCAAGACTAAAAAACCAATAAATAAAAACCAGTGCGTACCTAATGCAGCGGTTAACACTGCTACAATAGTGCCCCCTACTGCATTAAGAGTGTCCATATATTTTAGCGATGTGTCGTATAATTTCATTTTATTACCTCTTTATTTACATATTTTCTGCAATGATCCATGCATCTAGCTGAATCTGAGTGATGTTCGAATAACTCTGATAATTGTTGTGAGCAGAGTTACACTGCTTGATCTGCATATATAGCTCATTGCTGTTGTTTACATTGAATTTGACAGGAACGTCAAAGAATCCACCGTTCGCATAAATTATTGCGTTCGCATCCGTATATCCCATATTAGGTGCCCTCCAGGGGAACGCATCACCAATGTGAGGACTATATAATTTAAAACCATTTGCTCCGTTGGAGTTAAGATTCTTGACGGCTGTGTCAAACATCAATCTATAAATATTTATATCTCCAAATGATTGACCCCAGATAGTACCAGTGAATGTTCCACCATTCATTTTGACACTCAATTGACGTTTTTCTTGCATGCTGCTTCCTGTTCCCATGAGATATCCTTTTAGATATTCAGCTATACAGTCCAATCCCCACGAATTAGGGTGGATCCCATCAGAACTCATTGTGTCTCTTAAAGACAGAATATTTTCAGCACCAGGAACTATCATATAAGGTTTATCAAAATATGCCGGAATTGTTTTATAAATAGGCATCAATTTATATTTTAGTGCAAACTGATTGTTTCTGTCTTTAAATGCAACCCCAAAAGGCGCGAAATGAACCACCGCATTTGGATATGTACTCTGTACATATGAAATCAATGTATTGATATTGGATTTAACAGTATCGGCCTTATCACAATATGCAAGTTCGTTATACCCTCCGCCAATCAACACATCTGTTACCATCTTTTTATTACCTACCTGAGACTCTACACTTTTAAGAAGAGTCAGATAGTTATTGGATGGATTAGAAAAGGATGCACCACCTTTATGATTGATATAGATGTTGTCTGCAGAGAAGTGACAATTAACTAACTTATTCTTAAGTCTGTCGCACCAACCTGTATAACTTCCATCAGGTGTATAACCGTCTCCATAACTGTCACCAATGAAAATCAGTTTTCTTTTGCTTCTGTTTTCTAGATTCATCTTAGTTCCTACCACCCTTTTTCCATCTCCCGAATAGGCAATCAACCCTTCTTCAATGTTATCATCAGTTACTGTACTGTCTGATATATCAATCAATGTCTTGCCGTTATATATGACTTTGTTGATGCTCATATAACCACTCCTATGCGATTGTTACTGTAGTTCCGCCGGCAGAGTTCTCACTTTCTGCGTATGGAATCGGATTAACAGTAACCTGTGATAAATAGTTATATCCTGCATCAGGCATGATTGTCTGTGTAGCGGTGCTTGGTGTCACTGTCTTCTGCTGAGGTTTAGCACCTTCAGTTCCAGACATAGTACCTTTGATGCCTAGGATTGTTACGCCATCACGAATATTCGTAGGAATAAGTTTAGCCTGTTCAGCAGTAGCAATCTGAACTTTTCCAGACCCATCATGGAACCCCTGTGGGATTGTATATGACTGTGCCTTAGTGGTGATATTTCCAGTAACGGACCCATTGTTCTTCATCGTACCAGTTAACTTAGTACCTCTAGCGTATGCAGTCTTTCCAGCAAGCATTTCAGCGACTGCTACAGTCGCATCGCCAGAATCTACATCAAATGTACAAGTACCAGTGACTGTGGCACCTGTCTTATCATGAAATGTTAGATCCTTCAATACTTTATCTGCTGTAGCAGTGTCACCTGTCAAATCGATTAATGTCTTGCCACCATAGACGACCTTATTTATATGTTTAATTTCTGCCATGTTATAATTCCTTTCCTATGTATACTGTATTGCCCCCTTCATCGTTTGATGTCTCGAAGAAGGGTATTTTTTTAACCATTACATCTTTATTGAGAAGTTTATTTTTTGTCTTAAGCTGCTGAGCTATATCTTTAGGTGTTACTGTATAAGCACCAGTATAGATATCAGCATTCTTTATGCCCTGATAGTTTTTTATATCAAGTTTGAACTCTTCAGAACATATCTTCATATCAGCACGAAAAGACATATCTCTTATGACTAATCTAAGAGGTATGTCTTTTGACTTGAATTCTAGTTTAAGGCGCACATCAGATCACTCCATCTTTTAATATTCTTTCAACATATGTAGTGATGATATTAGATGCAACTGCTTCTCCATCAGCTGTAATCGCACGCAGCTGAATCTCAGCCTGATGTTTTTCTTTAAGCTTCAGAGTATCCTCCTGTGACAGATGCACTTCTATCTTGTCACCGCTTAGGTTGCTGCATTTTATCTGTCTATCAATAATAATTCTATTGTCTTGCATGATAGTGAAGTAGGCATACTGGAGAGTATTCACTTCAAATGGAAGTGTGCATATTAATGTGGCAGTAGTACCTCTAATCATAATTGCCTCCTATTTACCCAGATTCCTAGGAATAAGAACAAATCCAGTAATGTATGTACCCTTTGATACTGTTCTTTGATCTATTGAAATCAGTGCTAATTTATTAATAGGGCTACCACCCGGATAATATCTAATTGCTAAGCTATTATTTGAATAAGAAGCAACAGGCTCTAAAAAGTTACCTACGCCACTAATTAAATTAGGCAAATCTCCATCACCCGGAGAATATCCTGTTCCTGCAGAAAATCCGGTATCAACACTAAAAGAACCTCCATAAATTAAATACACATAATCATGATTATATCTGTATCGGAATGTGATGCCGTTAACAGTTCCTAAAGTTACAGTGCTAGACCATTTTCTACCTTCTTCTAATTCGCTAATTTTATCTTTAAGTGTTGCAAGTTCTGTTTCAATTCGCTCTTGTGATCCGGTCGAAGTAACATAGCCACAATACCACGAATCCCCTCTTGTATCATTCACGTCATTCTGTACTAGAGATGTAATTCCTTTGCGGACATGAATTATAGCAATAAAGAGCTGATAGATGGAATCAGTCCTTTTTGGAGAAAGCCATTTCCCATCAGTACCTCCCTTTACAACTTTCAAAGATACTTTTCTTTCGGATGCATTGAACTCTAGTGTAATTGCATCATATCTATCATAGGTGCCTTCAGAACTATCGATGTTAAGTGTCTTCTCTTCAGAAGAAGGGAAGAAAGCACCTCTAATAAAGGCATTTCCTGAGCTCACTGTAATCTGCATGCTGTTGTTAGCCTGTACATAAAAATCATCTGTTGAGCAGATGCCATCTGTAAATAGTTCGCCCAGCATTTTACGCCACGATGCTGCAGACATCTTTCTATCTCCATTCAGTGAGTCAAATGGATAGCCATATTCATCTGTAATTGTATCAGCCATTAAATATTATCACTCCAATCTATCGTTGACGGAAGAGGTGTTCCAAACGTAGGCACTGCCTTCATTACTCCATGCTCGTATACCTCATTAACCTCCGTCACTCTATCATTTGAGGTCATTCCCCAATATTCAAACCTATTTGTGACTATATCGCCAAGATCATAATCAGTAGGATAGTTATAATTCCCTCTGATCTTATCTTCCTTCTCTAATGTTTCAGCAAGCATATTGCTGTTAAGTGTTGTATTTCCTCTTTCAATGAGTGCATTCTTATAAGCAAGGTCGCTGATGTTTTCTTTTGATATATCAGACCCATTGATAAATATCTCTCTTCTTTCCAGTCCAGATACAGATGTACTGCCTGTTATCTCTATCTGTCTAGCTGAACCTTCACCTTGGCCACCAACATAGCACACATTTGCATATGTCTTTGAATTAGCACTATATGTCGCTTTTTCAATATCGCCGTTCTTCTGCGAGAAGATGACACGTGATATATCATACTGGCTATCGGATCTATCAACACCCTTGTATGTTTCGAATATCCATTTCTTTTCATCGAAGTCAGGCCTTAAACGAAAACCTATATCTGAAGCCTGAGAAAGCTTCTCTATGTACGTAAGTATATTTTTATAGGTTGCCTGATAAGTGATTTTTTCAGCATATCCATTATCAGGGCCTAACATAACTCCTGGAATCGCTGCCTTTGATACAAGTTCTCTCATAGAGGTTTCTACACGGCCATTAAAGTTGTATGTTCCCTTAATGATTCTTCTATAAAAATAAGATGATGCGAATCTTCCTTTGACGGTAATCTCTTTCTTCGATTTCTCATACGATATTGTAATACTCTCAATGATTCCGCATTCCTTCTTGCCCTTCAGATAGAAAAGATTCTCAAGTTTCAGCAGCTGCACATTATATGCAGTCACTGGAACATGTGCCTCAAATTCACCACATGAGTTATATTTGCGCATCCACTGGAGAGAGAAAACATTTTCAATCTGACCTAGAAAGTTCATATTTCCATCATAGATTCTTATGATCATAAATTAGGCCTCCACATAGTTTCTTTTAAATGAGATCGATACAGTCATATTCTCTGCCCCTGATTCTGCAGTATATCCTATATGATTAATTCCCGGCTGCAGTCTTATAAAGTCTGCAGATGTAGGAAGATACATATTTACTTCTTCTTTTTTTCTATCCTTTAAAAGATAGACATGACAATCATCTACAAGGGTTGTGATAATAAGCTTCTGACCGCTTTCTAATGTAAAATCCTTTTTGCCAGAAATGCCTACAGTCATGTGCTCCCCTGATTCCTGTATTGAAATCGAAGGGTTTAAGACACTTCCTATAGCCTCAATAGTAATGGTCATGCCAGTTTCAGAACCGTTCTGATTATCTATCTCTAGATTCTGTACTATTTCTATTCTTGATATTTCCTCCGTTGTGAACTCATGAGGAAACTCAAATAGTGGAATGACTGTTGACATTGCAATACTGTTGTCTTCTATATCCGTAAAATAGGGATTCGCACATATCAGTGATATCTGATGAGTGCGTTTATAGAATGTGCCATCCGTTCCTGTTACCTTTTCTACAGTGTAATCAATCTTTCTCTTATGAACACCATCATCATATTCAAGCGTGCCATCAAGAGAGAAAAGCCTGTCAAGCATCTCTCTATGATTGGCATAGCGCTCATTATCAACAACTTCTAACACGATGTTTCTGTACTTCATTGTGCGTCCTAATATTGATGCACCGTCAGAATTACCATTTTCCTGTAGATTGACTGTATATGTTGAGTCATATAATCCATCACAGTCTGTAATTACAAAAGGAGACAGTGATGTCTCGGTGAAGATTATTGAATATCCATTTGAATTAGTACAGGTGATTGTCCTATATTCCTTTTCCTCCAAGAATCATCACGCTCCTTTCAGTCTCTGAATCAATTCTCTATTTGCATTTCTTGTCTGTCTTGATACTTCTGAAGGATCTACAGCATCAGGCGCTGTAATATTGATAGTCTGATAGATATCACCTTTTCTATCTTCAGCATGCGGTTTTTCAAATCCTTCATTGATTAGCTGCATCTTGACTTCTCTTACAGCACTGAATGTCATTGAAGCACCAAAGCTGTCAGATTTATTGAATTCATCAATAAGCGAATCATTGAATGCTGCTATATCCTTTCTGACGGTATCAAATGAACCTATAATTCCGAGACCAATACCTTCACCGATGAATCTGCCGACCATATCCCTCATGATTTTAGAAGGAGAGTGGATACCAAGGAATCCCTTAAAGCTTTTGACGATGCCGCCGGCAAAGTCTCCAATCTTCTTAGTAATCCATCCGCCCATGTTCCAAATACCCTTCCAGATACCTTCGACAATATTCTTTCCGATTGATAGCATTTTTGAAGGAAGCGAAGCAAGTGCTTTTACAATGATTTCGAAAATCTTTTTAGCAGCACCGCCAAGTGAGCCAAATAATGATTTAATACCATTAATCAAGCCATGAATACCTTTGCCGCCTAATGAGCCAAGTTTTTCAGGTAATAGCATGATATTAATCAATACAGTATCTAGTGCTCCTTTGCCTGTACTCTTTAAAAATCCGAATAATGCCTTGATTCCATTTCCAAGGCCTGTAATCGCCATCTTTCCAAGATTGATCCAGTTGAATGCGCTCCATACATCGACAATAGCCATTATGATTTTTGGAATATTGGCTATTAGTGTTGGAATTGCCTGTATCAAACCGAGCGCTAATTTACCAATTAATTTAACACCGCAAATTAAAATAGTTGGAGCGTTGTCATTAATAATGTTTGCGAATGTACTGATGATAGTAGGAATTTTTGCAATCATAACAGGTAATGCACTAATGATGCCATCAGCCAACTTATTTAATAATTCAAACCCACTTTTTATAAACTGTGGTGCTTGCGCTGCAATGTTGCTTGCGAATTTCTGAATGGCATCAAGGATTCCTGGCATATTGTTGAAAGAATTGGTCAGTATGCTGACAATTGAACTGCCGATATTGCCTATCATTGGAAGCAGATTGCCACCTATAAATGTGCCTAATGATGAAACAGTATTTTTAAATGTACGCCATACGCCATCACCAGTAGAAAGTGCTCCCAAAAAGTCCTGTACTGACGCCTTGACCATGCCAAAAGAACCAGTGAGAGTAGTACTTGCTTCTTCTGCAGTCGTTCCGCTGATTTTCATATGGTCCTGTACTACAGAGATTGCATTCGCAATATTACTAAATGACATATCGCCGTCTTTAACTGATACATTTAGTTTTTCCTGGGAATCCTTATATGTAGACGCATCTTTTATAAGTCTTGCCATTTCTGTCTTGGTTCCGCCATACCCTAACTTTAGATTGTCTAGCATTGTGTAATTTTGTTTTGCGAAACCCTGATAGGCATTCTGTATATCCTGTAGATCAGTCCCCATTTTGTTTGCGTTGTCGGACATGTCAACCATTGCCCTTTTCGCAATTTCCGCTGCCTTGGCAGTATTTCCACCGCATGAAGATACAAGTGAAGCTGCAAATGATGTGGTCTGTTCCATATAGGTATTTGCTGAAACACCTGCATCCTTAAATGCTGTCTGTGCTGCTTTTTTAATCACATTTGCACTATTGCCAAAAAGCGTCTCAACCCCTCCTATGGACTGCTGAAGTGCGCCTCCTTCTGTCAGCGAGGCGCTGAGAAACTTTCCTATTCCAGCAATAGTTATAGCACCCTTGATTTTAGAGATGAGCATGCTTCCGAAGGTGCTGCCACTCTCGTCCGCCTGTTCCTCAAGAGGTTTTCCCATGACCTCCTGGATTGATGCCTTAATGCCCTGAGCAGATGGAACAATCTGCACATAGGCCTTACCTAAATCAGTTCCATTCTGTTTTGCCATTTAAGCGCCTCCTTTCTTTATGATCTGCATTCTTGCTCTTTCAAAGTCCTCTGCACTATTAAAGCCTTTAGTTGGCTTTTTCTTTACAGGATTCATCAGCTTTTCATATATTGATTCAGGACGATTTCTATTTTTCTGTGCTTCTTTTGTCTTAGACCAGGCAAGAAGTGCCAGATAATCAACAGCGAGTGCACTTAGTATAGTTTGAGTATCTACATTCTGTTCTTCCATTGCCATTTTAAGTCTTGAATCATTTCGTAATCCGCTGACAAGAACATAGATGTAAGAAGGCTTGTAAGACATGAAGTCATATATGTGATAAGTTTCAGCCAAATCACATATAATCTGAACCTTATAACCTCGCAAAAGGTTTGCGAGGATTACGAGTTTTTTAAGTCAACACCATCATCAATTTTGACTGACATCATGTCATTCATTTCATGCTGCATTCTCTTGAGAGAAAGAAAGCCGTCCTTTCTTCTGCAGTGTTCTTTCAGTGCTCCATAACCTTCATCACCAATCATATATTTAATTAAATCCGGCATTCCGAGCCCTGTTTCAGCCATATTATTTACCTTTTCAATGAAGTCATAATCATCCATAAGGCGCTTATTGATTTCAAACTTAAATCCTGAAGCTGTTTCACCTTTGATTTTCTCTTCCATCTGTTATGCTCCTTTTTTCATGATGTATTCCTTATGATATGATCCGTTTCCATCTGGTCTTGCCTTGAATGTGCAGTCATACCCTACAGCATCATCATCTTTATATGTAACTTCGCCAACTTCTGTAAGCTTGCATGCTGGAACAACAATTCTTTTTAGTACTGTTCCTTCTGCAAGAATCATATCAATCACAAGTACTCTATATCCCCTTGTGTTGGCTTTTACATCTATAGTAACTCCTGTTTCAATATCACCGGTTACTTGTTTCTGTCCAAAGACTTCCTTCAGTACATCAATATTTAATGATTCAATCAATGTGAGACTGAATTCATCTGAAAAGTCCTTATCAACATCAAGTACAGTGTCTCCACCCCATGCAGTGATTGAATCGCTTGAAGAAGATGCCTTATTCTTGACACCATCATCAGAGCAGTATCCAAGTGATTTGAATGCTTTATCAAGTTCTGCATCTGCACTCGTTGGTAAAGTAGTACCGTCAGGTGCCGACCAAACAGCGCCTCCAATCTTAGGCTTGCCTGTTGTTACATTTGATGCATCTACATTTGCCATATCTTTTCCTCCTTATAATTAAAAAACCAGGTCATATACTGCCTGGTATCTGTAATGCTTTGTACTTGTATCGGTATAGTTATAATCGCTGTTATGTCTGCTTGCAGAGATTCTTGGGCATTCTGCAGCATTATCCATTGCTTCTTTTACCTTCTCATTAAGAAGGGCAGCTTCATAAAGCGAAGAACCATACGACTGTATTGCAAGAGTTGCATGCCTGATGAAATTATCGGTATATCCTCCTGTTTTTTCGACAACAATAAAAGTATCCTGAGATGCATCATCATACTGTGCATAGCAGGATACTCCTGTCTTCTTCTGAAGATAATCAATGATATATGTTTCTATGATCATGTCTATTTACCTCTTGCAGAACCGAGAGCCTTAAGGAGCGTATTGTGCTTCCTTTCAGAATAGTATGCATGTGGTGTAGAAGGGCTTACCTTCACAAAGCAACGGTCCTTGTTGGCTTTGACTTCCATTTCATACTCTTCTCCAGCCGCTTTCTGTACTCTTTCGCCATATGCAGAAACGATATTCTGTATTTTAGAGCCACTTAGCAACTGCCTTACGCCCTCTTTATTCAGTTCGAATTTATAATGATTACTCATATCTTTCCACCACTACTTTCTTATTCCATCGAAGAGGTATGTTCTCTTCAATTCCTTCTATCGGTTCTCCTACTGTCTTCCATGTCTTGCCATAGAATTCTACTTTAGTATCTGTCCAGTCATGCATATCACCTTTTGGGATGGCAAGATTATACTGAGTCTTAGCAATAGACACGTTCTGATTAGATGATAATTCAGAACTGCTGACTGGTGCTACAAGAACATCATCTACCTGTTCTGGAATATATTTATACTGCATATGCCCAAAAGCATCTCTTCCAGTAGGCTTCTTCTGATATACAGTTATCGTTATTCCTTTAAGTCTCATAGATTTCCATTGCTCCATATCTCTGCTTGATGATACCCATTCGTTTAAGCTCGTTTCTTAAATAATAAAGATCATCGCCCGGATTAACATAGGTACCGCTGAATGTGTAGCCTAGTGCTGACTGTGAGAACTGCTCAAGTGGCATATCCTGGTCATCATCTTTGGACATTACACGATGAACGCATGCTAGAACAACCATTTTTGCAACATTTGCCTTGTCATCAGATGAACTGATTACAGCGCTTAGGTTCATATTCCTTTTATTTGCCTCCTCTCGTAAAAGAGAGGAAGCAAGTTCAATGAGCATCAATAAGCGCTTATGCTGATCGTTATTCAGAGCAGTGTTGTAGACCTTTTCATAATCTTCTACTGATGCATAGATATCCATCTACATCACCTTATACGTGTTTTTTTACAAATACAGTAGTAGGCTTTGAAACCTTATATCCGTATACATTTCTACCCTGAACGGCACACGCACCGATATGCTTTCCGTCTGCCAAATCATTTACTGAAACAGGAACAGCCCAATCATCTACGTAGTGGCAGAAGATTCTATTGCCTAGAATGAAGTCTACCTTATCATCTGATAAGTTATCTACTTCATAAATATCAATTCCACCGATTCTGCCTACTACACCTTCCTGTACCACCTGGTCGCCTAAGTTAGAAGGCTTAATGAATTCCGGACACTGTAATAATACTCCGTACGCATCAGGAGTGACTGTGAGCCACATTTCTGATGTTTTGACATGTGCCTTTCTTGCCTGTGTTCTAGCATCGATTACAGCCTTGTAAACAGTTTCTGGTGTTAATGCTGCAGTGTCCTTGATTGCAGTACATTCAAGTAAGGCGTTTCCTAAGTTAGTATCAGTCTCAACAGCCATTGAATAACCGGCTGAATCTAATCTTTCCGCAACTAGATTATCTGGAACTGCTGCAGCTGTATGCTTGTCAATCAATTCGTTTACAGAGGCATCATGATCAATAGGAAGTGTGATATAAGTAGTATTAGATGTAGTTAACTCAGTTCCGTTTGTCTTATCATAATCTTTTACTTCTACTTCTGTATCTCTTACAGGGATTTTAACGGCACCTGCTGTAGGTGTACCATCATAGTTTCTATTGAATAGATTAGCAAATACTGATGTCTTTCTCTGTTTAGCCAATACAAGGCTTGAATATCTTTCCTGTAATTCTGGATTCTGTGCCATATGTATGTTCTCCTTTTAATTTTATAATTTTAAGTCTGGATTCATTTCTCTGAACTTCTTTTCGACACCGGACATCTCCCCACCTAACTGATTATTTGCGGTAGGTGATGTTGGTTCAGGTGCTTTTGTATGAGGATCATTGCTAGTCTTTGGAAATAGTTCAGCAAGAGCCTTTGCAGATTCATTGAGTTCTTCTTCAGTCTCTCCTTTTAGGAACTGTGCAGCTGAGGAAGGAAGCTTATTATCTGCAGCCACCTTGTTAAGAAGTTCCTTTCTATTGAATCCTGCCACCTGCTGCTTTAATGATGTATTTTCCGCTTTTAGGTTCTTCAATTCTTCAGAATTAGAAGTTGAATAAGTATCCTTGAGTGCCTGTACATCATCAGGTGACATATATCCTTCATATTTTTTCTTTTCTCTAGCTAGTCTTTCTTTGATAGCATCATCAAATTCTTCCTGTGTGTTGATTGGTGTAAAACTCATATATATTCTCCTATTTCTCCGTATAGTTACGTAATTTTTAAATAAGTACTTTCTGCTTCTTTCTTGCCTTCTTGAGAGAGCACTGCCAGTGTGCCAGCACTACTGATTCAAGAAGAGAAATGTCAACCCCTTCAATGATTGACTTGTATCCGAATCCCCCATTAGTTCCAATAGCACGCTTTTCACAGTTGGATACGCACTGCGAAAGCGATGGCTGACCAAAATGGCATATTTTTGAAGCATACAGAGCCTTTTCAAATGAAGCGCCTGCTGCAATGATATCTGCAGTCTTTGGCATGATCACCTTTAATTTGATGCCGGTCTCTTTAAGCTCATTTATAAGCATCTGCTGACCGTTCGCACCGTCTACTGTAACCATGGCAATATCAGCCTTTCTAAGAAAGTCTATAATCCATCCGTTGCCTTTTCTAATAGGTCTGCATCCAATGACATCAACTAGTATATTGTCATCTTTTGTTTTAACTGCGACCGACATAGAAACATTACTGCCATCGTGACCGTACTTAATACCAACAAAGAGAGGACCTTTAAACTCTGGAATAGTCTCTACTTTCAGAGCGTTCCACTCATTTTCTGATATTGCGGATTTCTGGTTATACTGAAGCCATAGACCGAATCGCTGTATATTGAAGTCAATTTCATCACTTGAGTCTTCAGCTGCAACAGAACGCTCCTTCAGTGTCTGACCTAGTGAGGGGTTTGTCTCATACCATATATCCCTGTCTTTAACATCAGACATATGTTCTACAGACCATTCAGCCCATCCGCTTGTATCAGAGCCTCCTGATAGACATTCCTTTCTCAGATTAACAAATACAGTACCTGAAGATACTGCAGTTGGTGGAGTACCACACATCAGTGTCTGAGGATTCTCTGAAGAAGTAACTACGTACTGAAGTGCTGACTGCTGGTCTTCAGTGTATTCCTGAGCCTCATCCACAACGAGAAGGTCAAAGCCTTCACCAAGTCCTCCCTTTGATGATCTTGTTCTGAAGGAAGCACTTCCCCCACCTTCATCAAGGATTCTTATTGTCTCCAGTCCGAACTGGGCTGTAGCTGTATAGGACTTTTCATAGGTCTTTTCCTTATCTGCTCTCTTAACTTCAGTATAATCATTTTCATCAAGCATCTGCTTAAGCTTCTCCCACGAAGCATGCGATGTAGTTGTACGGTGTGCTGTATGTAGAATCTTTTCCCCATGCAGCAGTCCCCACAATTCTCTCATGACAAGGATTTCAGACTTCCCGTTACGTCTCGGTATTGAATATCCGTATTTTATATGAACCCACTGACCGTCATCATCAACAGCCATTATGTCCATCATCTGTATCTCCTGCCATTCCATAGCATTACGTGTGGTATTGTTGTATAGTTCTATTGCTTCATTCCCTCGTGTGTTTTTATAGGGGATAATGTAACTATTTGTAGGAGTCTGTCTACCTATTTTATTAGACATGCGCCTTTAACCTCCTACTTTTTTGTATTTAAAAAGGTGTCACAATCAATTGACACCACCTCCTGGTTTCTTGAATAAATGGTTGAATAGTTTTATAAATATATGTATAATACAAGTGAAAAGAGGCATGCCCCACTGTAACCAGAGGGGGGGCCTCTTTTTTTATTTTCTTTTTATAACTATCACAAGTTCATCCATACGTTTAACAATTATAGTATTAACATATGATGTTTTGGGTTTCCTGTATATTTCATCTAGTCTTTCCATGATTTCAACATCATTTAATCCTGTCTTGGTTAAATCAAAAATGAAGTTATTTGCTTGCCCTTCTTTTTCTTCGACTGCATGAAACAAAGTATGCATGCTAGTCCCTTTCAAAGTTTTTAAATCCCAAAATTCTCCATTCCATAAATAATCAGAACATTTTACACCGTTAGCTTCTTGTATTTCTGGCAAATATAGTACTTCTCCGCCAAATATTTTCTTTAACCATTCTGCAACTTCAACTTCGTTGTTTTTATGCTTTATTTTATTTACTTCATTAACATAAAATATTCTCCCTTTAATTGTAACTGACTTGGCATTCTCAACAACACCCTTACCTGGAGTTGCTTGATTTAAATAAACTTTAGTTACATCTTCGGTACCATTAGGTAATTTTGGTGTTGCTTTTTCTTCTCTTACCTTTGAAGGTGTATTTAATTCGATGATTTCTCTTGAATGGACGTCTTGAACCTTCCCATCACCGTTTCTTGGGTCATATATAACTTTGCATCTGCAGTTAGCGTGCCTTCTGAATACGTCATTTCCTGTGTCTTTGACATCCTCATAATTATACACGCCCGCAAGACCTCTGCACCACGGGCAACATCCAAAGGATGCTCTTCTTACAATGACAGGCTTATAACCCATATTGTAGTGAAGATCTGCGTTTGTTCTGACACCTTCATCTACAATTGATAATGCATTTGTTATAACAGGCTCATTTAGATACTTTTTTACATCGTCAAAATATTCTGCTTCAGATACCTTTTTAATGAGCCCTAACGTCTTATCTGCATTGTATGAGGGTTTTCTTGCTTTAGCATTTATACCTGCCTTTTTATTCATGACATCCATTGCACCACACACATAAGAAGAAATAAGCCCATAGTTATTCTCTAATGTAGGATTGAGTATCTCGCTTGCGATATCGTAGTACATCTTTCCATCTGGAAGAACATCAGAAGAGAGATTCTTCATGTATGCTTCTGCTAGGATTTTCCCGACTTCTTCAGCATAGTCCATTGCCTTGAGAAAATCACAATCCTTCTTCTTAATGGCTGATAATAGTTTTATTATTTTTTCAGACTTCTGATAACTAAGAGTGAAGCTCTTAGTTATTTTTCTGAGCAGTTCTTTGGATAAATCACTGTTCATCTTCTTCACCATCGTCTATGTTTAAATCTAAAGGCTGAGCATAGGCTGGAGTTTTGTCATCGGAAGACCTGATTCCTGTTAGATCCTCAAGCGTACTCTTATCAAAGTAGTTAGAAATTGCTGTATTAATTTTTGATACGCCATCACCAATACCTGAAAGCATAGTTGCATCAACATCAAACGCTGGCTTCCATCGTACGGCGATATTTGCAAATTCAGTGCGCTTATATGACTTATTGTCCTCAACACATTTAGCAAGATATCCTGTATTAATGATGCCTACACTGAATGTATCCTGTGCACTCTTTGCCATCAGTCTAAGACTTTCATGTGATGCTTTAATTCCTTCAGCGCTGGATGGATTCTCTGTAGTGAATCCTAGGTCATCTAGTGTGAGCCCTGTCTCTCCAGCAAACATAGAAGCAAGAGTCTTGAGCACATCATTGTATGGAGACATTGACTGCTGATTGAACTGCCCTACTGTCGGAGCACCTCCATCAGAATCCTTTGTAAATGCAAGCATTGAGGACATTGTAGCGCCCCACTTATCAAACTGTTCTACTTCATCATCAAGCCCTACAACATACTTCTGAGGGAATGAATAGAACATGGAACTTACACTCATGAGTCTCAATGCTTCTTTAGCATCATCAACATACTTAATGAGTGACTTTGATATGAGGCTTCGACCAAACGGCCTAGTAGCATCAGGATTATAGATAACAGGTACTAAAAGTGGATAAGGTGCTACATTAGCCATATCCATTGAGGGGTCATGCTGCCCTTTAATGTAGAAGGTTGTTGAATCTGAGGTGAAATATGCTTCTACTAGCGGTTCACCTAGTTCAGTATCTCTTTCAAGTACTGCATATCCTTCAGTAAGCATCATTGTAGATGTATCTAATACCCCTGTAGCATTAGAACCATCTATAACCTGAAGTCTAGCGCTGCCATCATCATTCTTTGATATATATACAAAGTCACATGAAGAGATGATTGCACCCTTGAACATCTTATCAAAGAGCACATCTCTATTATTCATTCTGAAGATCTTATCAAGGTTCATGATATCGTCTTCACTGAATCCATTGAACTGTAGACGGTTGGATAATGTATCAACAGCCTTTGGAATCCATCCTACCTTCTTGCTTATGCTTCTCAGCTTTTCAGGAAGGGTGTTGGTCTGATAAGGGTCCATCTTGTCCTTCATGTCATAATACTTATAACATTCCAGTACCTTTGTTCTCTTATGCGAAAGCTTCGCTCTCAAGTATTCAATTCCTTTATAATTCATATCTTTTTACCTGTTTATTTCCTTTCTGAGAGGCCTTTGAAATGATTTAGAATTAGTGTCCGAGATTTTCAAAACTCTTGTCAGCGAGAAATTATCGTAGTACAAGCGAACCTCTGGCTCCAGCGTTTAAGGGGTCCCATACCCCCCTGTTTTTTAGCAACAAAAAAGACCATCAATAAAAATGGTCTTAAGATGCTCTATATGTAGTCCAATCTACCTTGTGAGGAAGATCGTCGTTCATTATCTGACTGTCTCTCTTTACTTCTATTCGTCTGAAAAGCTTGTCACTCTTTTCACGGTTACAAATCCAATGCGCAAGCTGAAGATTATCCATGTCGCTCGGATGACCGCCTTTAGCTACCGGAATAATATGGTCAATACATGGAGACATAGGGTGAGGATACTTCTTGGTGAAGTCAACAGGCTTACCACATATACCGCAGATTGTCTGTGTAGCAAGTATCTTTTTCTTATTAATAAGAAACTGCCTTCTATGACCAGCATTATCCTGGTCAGGTCTGTATCCTCTACTCATGATGTTTCCTTTTGTTCTTTTCCAGTGCTTTAGTAGACTTATGTTTAGCATCTATATGCTTGCTGAAGTACACGTCAACATGTTCACGTCCGCAGATCATGCAGCGATAGAACACAATCTTCTTATCACAATGACGTTCATCATCATACTTAATCTCGTAATGATCCTCATAAAACTGATGCCAGTGACCTCTCATTCCCTGTGCCATATTTAATCCTCGCAAAATAAAAAGCGCTACTATGAGCGCTTTGGAATTATAGTTCTCTCTCAAACTATTTCTACATTTTAACTATATAGTGCTGATAACATAACATTCAACTACATTAATCTACATTTTTAATCATTTACTTGCATTTATCTACATTAATGTGCATTTTCTAACTCGTTTAATGCATCTCTTAGCATTCTCCACACGTGATTGGTAGAATAATCCATCTCATCCGCTACCTGTTCAATAGTCATGCCGTCAAGATAGCGATAGCATAATATGCATCTATGCTTAGTATCTTTAATTGAATAGACAAGATTTCTAGTCTCATCCATCTCTTTAATGAGTTCATCCTTTTCAAGAATCAAATCCTGTTTAGTCTTAGGAATACCAGTAGAGCCATAAGAAGAATAACTAATAGCTTTAACATTTACTAATCTATTTTCTAAGTATTCAACTCGCTCTTTTAGAAATCTATAATTTTCTAGTTGCTCTTTGACTCTACTCATTTGATTCCTCCTTGATGATCATCTAATGTATTTTCTTTGAATGCTGCTTATAAAATTAAATCCATCTGTTAATCCTTCATTAACTATAGTTATAAACGTCTCTTTCGTTTGCAGCTTTAATCTATAGAAGTTTTTTGTCTTACCTGCATAAATCTTATAAGGACCTGTATGCTTAATCATTACTATATCTTTAGTATCATACTTTTTGTTTTCGAATTCAATTACTCCATCAAAATCCTTATCAATATTGAATTCATTCAGATAGTTAAGTCTTTTGAATGCAAGAGTATCATCAAGATATCTTTCTTCAAATATCTTGTCATTATTAAAATAGAAAGATATGCATTTGCTATACTTGTATCCTCTCCTAGTTTCAAGTCTATATGTTACGTTATCTAAATTGATAAGAGAAAAGTATCTTCTCATCTTAAAATAATCGCTTCTTTTTTCTGGACATTTAAATAATGACCACACTTCAATGAACCTTGACACTGATCACTCCTCCTACAACCACACATCTGCAACGATTCCTGTAATCCAATAAGTGACGACTGCATGCGAAATATAAAGATACTTATCTTTGCATTCATAGAATCCTTCTTTGAGTACTTCTAATTCGGTTTTATTCTGTGCATGTAGTTTGAAGATGTATCCACTTTTATAAAAGTATGTAATTGCATATTTAAAAAGTAAGTTCAACTTTATCACCGTCTTTCTTTCATTCATCTAATGTTTTGGCTTCTAATTCTCTTGGAGCTGCTTTAGGAATATCATAATATGGGTCATATTTCACTTCGAAATTATTCAATGTTGAAATGCCTAAAGCTACATTACACACTTTATTCATTTCACATTTACTACAGTTTCTTGTTGTCTCTAGTGTATATGTACAATGATTAATCAATCCCTTAAGTGCTACATATTCATCTAGATCATCTGTTACAATCATTATTTTGACTCCTCCTGTGCTAGCAAGTTGTAGAACAGTACCATTGCTTTTGTTTCTCTATTTGAGGTATCGATATCAGTATAGTAAAGTTTACATATTTCATATAACTCACGTGCATTACGCTTATCTACATATTTCTTCCAATCCACTAAACCATCTGTAGCATCTTCAATTGCCATAAATAAAGCATGTCTAGTATCAACAATATCATTATCGTATGCTTTGACACATCTACTCAGTTCTTCAATTTCTTCTTCTCTGGCTCTTAACAAAACCTGAGTACCACCAATAGATTCAAGAAAATCACAGTATTTTTCAAGTGCTTCTAAGTATTCTTCCTCTTCATCCTGGTAAAACACAACGGTGCATCCGTCTGACCCATTTCTATCAGGATCATGGATATAATCTTCTATTTTTGGCCTTTTATACATTTTATTAGATCCTCCACACAATTTTGTTTGCATGCATCACAATTTGATGAATATTCCTTTCTAAGCCATTCTATAGTGCTTTCAACAGTAGTCAAAGGACAGTCACAGCACTCATCATGACAATTCTTTTTATGAAATAAGTTATAATTCAAATCCATGCAAGTAAATAAAGACGCATTAATGAAACGTCTCAATTTCTCTTCATCTACTTCAATCGTTTTCATTTTTAATTACCTCACATTCGTCGAGAATCTCTTTGATTAACATAGGTTTGCTTTTTTCACTGCCTACCCATTTAACAAAGCAAAATATATTATCAAAAAGATATATACTTTTTTCCGCGGTTTCCCCAATGGTGCCCAAATATTTCATTGCTTCTCATGAGTGGTTTTTCTTTATGTACTTCTACATGTCCAGATTCTGTTCTAGTGATGTAACAATAGCCATTTTTAAAAGCAAATTTTAAAATGTCATATTCTAATTTAGTCAACACCATTACATCTTTCTTTTCCGATAACAGCCAATCCCATCGCTTTTTTCTGCAATCTCCATGAAATAAGCACTTTTCACAATCATAGCCAACACATTCCAATACTTTGTGTGTAGCACTTTCGACTCCGAATGCGCGACCATCCCTTTTCTGCATTTCTTCTTTGAAATCTTCAATATTAAGCATTCACAATCACTCTCCTAGTTACATATATTTATCATGTGAGTATTTTACACTCTTAGTATCCGTCTTAGCGTAGATCATTGTTGTGTCAATCTGCTCATGGCCTAACATCAACTGCACCTGTTCAATTGGCATACCTTTTCGTAGAGCAGTAGTTGCTGCAGTTCGCCTGAACCTATGAGGATGTATATTTTCGAAACCACATTCTCTTCCAAGCTTTCTAATATTTATTTCTACGCCGCTTATTTGCAGTCTTGCATGGTTTCCTTTTTTTCCATTAGCACTATCACAAGAAACGAATATATATTCATTCTCTATGTCTTTTCTAGCTTCAAGCCACTGCTGCATCCTGAGTACACTTAAAGTATTTAGATAGCACACTCTTTCTTTTGCACCTTTACCAAATACCTTAATTTCTTTACGTTCTAAATCTAAATCCTTTATTTTTGCAGTAGTCAATTCTCCGATTCTGCACCCTGTTGTAAGCAGTAATTCAAAAATCGCCTGGTCTCTCACTGCTTTCAGCCACAATCTTGTGCCTATTTTATTGGCGCTCTTCTTTTCTGCAAGCTTGTCGCGCATCACTTCAATCTGATCATCAGGAATTGGCTCCTTAATCACTTTATCTACTTTTATTTTCTTCATGGCTTTCATTGGATTACCATTCCTCAAATAGCCTTCATCCATGAGCCAGGTAAAAAAAGATGAAAAATTTCTTCTATCGTTATTTATTGTCACTTTAGAAACACCAGGATAATCAATCATTCTTCTTGCAAAGTGCATTCTCACATCATCTCTAGTCCACTCAAGAACGCTTTTTTTGATGTAGAAATGAAGCCATTTTTCAAGTGTTACTCTATAGTAATCAATGGTTCTTTTTGATAAACCGTCAATTTTTTTCTGAATAAGAAATCTCTGGATAAGCTCATTATCATCTAATACTTCTGTCGAAATTTGATTCTTTGTTCTGATCACTTCGACACCATCAAGTGCTACAAGCAATACCCCTCGCAGCATTGTCAGTTCCTCTCCATTCAGCATTTTCATAGAGTTTAATACTCTATTGATTATTTCGTCCTTTAACACTAAAACCACCTCTCATTACGTACATCGGAGTATGCAACACTACATTATACTTGCCTTCAAGACTGTTCCCTTGAACGAGTTCTGCATTTACTCCGGCCAGTGAAAGCTGCACATATGTCATGTAGACGCATTTATAATCAAGGTCCTGTGCCTTCACTTCCAGCAGCTGCTGATAGTTATATCCTTTTTCTTTCATCACTTTTGCATACGCAAGTATGTTTGCTCCACCACCAGAAGAAGGCTCATTAAGATATTCAGTTTCTCCATCATAGTCAGCTAACGCAACGCCTGCCATCATCTCACATACATGAAATGGAGTGAAGAACTGGCCTGTATGACTGTTTCCAGTACTTAACTCCATATAGATCTTCCCAAGATAATCATCTAACTTGTTCTCCAGAAGAAAAGAAAGGCGTCCTAGCATGCATCCAAGTGTAAAGAAATCATCTTCACTGTATTTTCTTGCGATACTGAAGAAAGCTTCTTCACGTTCTTCAACTGGTTCGATACTCTGTGCAATTGATAATGCTGACATCTCCACCCAGTCAGCAAAGACCTGGTGAGGAGTATACTTTCCAGCCATTCTGTTGATATTGTCAATTATATACTTCATCTAGATCCATCCTCCTCAGTAATATCTTTTTACCTTTTCATCCCAACACAGTAATTCAATATTTTCCATTAGTCTTTCATACTGTTCAGGAGTAAGAGCATTCGCAATTACTTCGAATTTGTTCTTTTTGTTGAAACTTCCTCTATTTCTGACTTTTTTATATGCAGCAGCTACTTTTCTCATATCCTCTTCGAACATCATTGGAACTAACGGACTGAACACTTTGCCATTCGCATATTCAAGCGCCGTCATACGTGATATATATGTTTTAAGTGCAGCATCTCTTGAACTTCTGTATATATCACCTGTCTCAGCATTATAGATAGGCTTGCCTTTTCTCTGCCTTAAAGCACCTATCCTTCCTGCTTCTTCATTTGTTACCATCAGAAGATTTGCCTGATGATTATTCTTGTAGTTGCCGTCCTTATGGATGATTCTGCAGTCTTTATAGATTGGCCCATGCCATACCTCATATACGATTCTAGCTAGATTCATATCTTTGTTATCGACTTTTACATAAAGTATTGGAGAATGGCCCATTCTTATCTGTGGCTTTCTTAAGAATGGGCTGCACATATTAGTCGTTCCATTTTTATAATGCTTTAAGACATGGCCTGTGTTGGAGACTTCAAAAAAAGTTCCTTCTCTTCTGCCGTTTTTCCAGAACTTCCATATCTGTTCCTGTTTCATTTCTTTGGCTCCGGAAAAAAATAATTTCTAAATTCATTATCAGTAAAAACAATTGCTGTAGGATCTACTCTGAAGATATTGCCTTTTTCATCTTCGATTATGGCACATACCTGACTAATCTGCCCTCCTGGAGGGCCTCCTACTAAAGCTGAAGCACCAACAACATTGGCATACTGCTCAAAACAGTGAAAAAGATAGTTTTCATCTTTAAATCTGCATGTCCTTAAATGATTTCTCATAATTTCCTCCTATCTTAAGGCTTTTGTTATTCTTAGAAGCTTTAGCACTTCATTATTACTCATACCGCCAAATACCTCACCTTCACAAAATCCCTGTTTTTTATACTGCATGGTTTCAAACAGATCATCCTTACCTCCGTATGAATATCTGTGCTTGATTACACTGACTACCCATCCGTTTTTAAATTCAAACTGCCAGTGCCATCCGTCAAAAAGTCTTTCTTCTATTTTCAGATGACTTTCAAAGCCATCATATTTTAATTTTGTATAATTTTTCATGCTCATAATGATGCATATATCGCAATGAATAGTATGAATATCAATACCAGATAATTCATTGCTCCTCCTTTCTAGAAGAGTAGAAAGAATTCCTTTACTCTGTCGAATTGATTTTCAATTCCTTCTTTCTACCTTCCCAGTGCACATGATTTCGTTTTAGCAAAATTAGAGAGAGATGTGGTGTGTTCTCACGAAGTCATGAAATCATGAAGCACTGTTTGGTTTATTTTCAAATTGCATGTAATAGAAATCGCTACGGCACCACAGTCATGAGATGGTCATTCTAATGTTTATGAGACTATAGGTTTATAAAGACCATGGTGCCGTAGTATTTATTCCTTTGAGTTGATGTAATCCTTTAAATAGCCAATTGCGCCGATAAGAAATCCAAACTGATCATCACTCAGTCTGTCGATTATTCTATCAAGGCACTCCATTGCTGTTTCCTTTTCCATGTTTTCCTCCTGATTAATATTTATCCAAAGCAGCTGCACGCATGAGATGTGCATGTAAAATATCGAACAAAGTCACTTAGCTTGAGACTATTGTTATTTTTTGAATTAATTAAAAGCGTGTGCTGCCTGAATACTTTTCGACTTCATTTGTATAGATAGCGATTGATTCGCCATCCAGATAATACCTGTACCCGCCCATCGGCACTCTTGTTACGCTGATATACCCAAGATCCTCAAGCTGCTTAAGACTTGTCTGAATCCTTTCCTTTGATAATTTAGTTTTATCTCTTAGCGCCGTCATTGAGAAAGTACAGTGAGGCACTCTTCTGCCGACACATTGCACTATGATCAGCCTGAGAACTGTATTTGTATTTACGCTTAGATTTTCAAAATGAAGATTGCTGATCATACGCTGGCACCTCTTTTCTTGTCTTCTGAGACATTTAGAATGCACATCTTGTCCAGATCATCGAGCCTCTGAAGATACTGCATACATTCTGCAGATTGAATCATATCAATCCCTTTTTTTAGCAGCATTACTTTCAGCTTGCCTGATACATCTGATGCAGATAATGCATCAATGAATTTTTCAAAATATTCAGGTCTTTCCATTTTCGTAGCCTGACCGTTATGAGTGATCTCACAAATCTCCTCCTAGAGTTTCCATCATCTTTCTTAGCTCTGCTTTTTTTTCAGCAGTCACATGTTCGGGCTCTTTCTTTCTCTTTGGCTTGGTAGGCAAAGGCTTGATTTCCGCTTTCTTGGTTCTGGCAACCTTCAGGCAGAAGGCTTTCCAGTTGCCAATCTTTTCAAAGCCAAATGAATCACATGCAAGAAATGCTGCTTTTGCTACTTCTTCACCAAATCCCTTAGATTTCAGAAAATCACACATTTCACTCTCACAAGGATGCTCCGCATCCTGAGAGTGTTTTTGTTTTTTTGTATTATTCTTGTATTTTGTTATATTGTGTTCAATTTTTGAACCGCAACGGTTCATTTTTTGAACCGCAGTGGTGCAATTTTTGAACACCAACGGTTCATTTTTTGAACCGCAGTCATTGTCTTGTGGTTCATTTTTTGAACCGCTATTTTTGTTATTTTCCGAATCCGACACGAACATGTGTGTCCAGTAGTCATAGTTGACTACTCTTATGAGAGTGTACTTATTTGTAGTTTTTTTTGACACTTCTCCAGCAGATTCAAGGATTGATAATGATTTAAGAAGAGTATTTTTAGACATTCCTAACTCTTCACAAAGTCTTTTAAGTGATGTGACTGTCTCACCTCTGTCAATTGTGATTGACTGCCATTCAACGGCTGAGTAGTTGACAGTGAGTAATAGATGAAGCAGGACTCTCATTGCTCCATGATCTTTGTATATGCTGGAGTTGATGATATCCCTGTTTATTCCAATCCAACCCATAACAGTCATCCTTTCATTCAGAATCTGACAGAATTGACTAGAACTGTAGATAATCTAGAATGTGCTTTTAATCTAGAATGTAGATAATCTAGTATGTAGTTCTGAGGGCTTCTGTCGGACCCTCGAACGTATAAAATGCGTGTAAAATAACCCTATGTTATTTTACACTGTGGTTTATTAAAATTACGTAGTATATATCAGTGCTTTTTCTGATATTTTTGAAACAATACTTTTGGAGTATTTTTCGTGTATTTTAAAGGGTTATGAGCAGTATTTTTAGTACTTCAGTCTGCTCATTTTCTCCTTTTTCATCTTCGCAGTAGTACGAAGATAAATGCGTGTAGTCTCTAGTGAGTTATGTCCGTAGATGTCAGCAAGCTCGTCGATATTACCACCCTGCTGCATAAATGTAATTCCGAATAAATGTCTGAAAGAGTGCGGATGCACTTTCTTCTTGTTTATCTTAGCTGCACCAGCAACTTTCTTTATCTTTCTATATACGACATGATACGGAATCAATTCATTACTATTGCCATTTCTAAATATGTATCCATCAATAATTCTGTGCCTCTTAACATACTGATTAATTTCTTTCTTGAGGTCATCCCTCAGTATGATCTCTCGGACCTTCCCTTTCGAGTTGGTTCGTATAATCGTGTGCTTCATATTCGGAACTGTGAAATCCTTCAGTTCCTGAAAACGTATGCCTGTGTACGCAAAAATCTTCATGATTAGATAGATATCATCATATCCTAATCGTCTGGCATACTTTAAAAGCCTTTTCAGCTCGCCTGGTTCGAGCACATCCTCTAATGATGAGACATACTGCTCTCTAATCGTCTTAACTTCCATCTTAGAATGATGACCTCTTTCGAGTGATTCTGTCTCACAGTACCTAAGAAACTTGTTTATGCAGATTATTGATACATTAATAGTGGATGGCTTATATTCATCAAGCATTATGCTTTTATAAGCCATCACATCATCCTTTTTAACTTCCTTGTTCTTATCCTCTATCGAGGACAAGAAATTAGTACATGCCCTTCTATACTGCTTCACAGTGTTGAGGGCTTTCTCCTCATATTTCAATTCATTCAGAAAATCATTCAAGACCGCTTCCATCTGTTCAGCAGTCAGAGTGCATCACCCCTATTTTCTATATTTTTCCAAGATAGACAGGATATCCTCGCATTCGTGAAGAATATCTAATGATTCTTGATATTTTTTGATTGCGCTGAAACTTGCAATTATACCAATAACATTGATACTGGTAATGAGTGCAAAGAATATCGATATTAATAATCCAAATACATCCATTGTCTATTCCTCCTCCAGTGCAGCGCTTACTGCTGCTCTGACAGTGCATTCTTTTAGATATTTTATTCTTGCATCGATGATATCTTTTAGATACTCCAACTCGCTTATATCACTGATGCTGCCAATCAATACTGCTGTATCAATTTCTGCCATCATAGTGACTCCTCCCTTAGAAATCTTAAAAACTGATGCATTATCCACTCTAAGATCTCATACTCAGGAAGATTTTTTTCCTGAGCCTTAAAGTGTGAACCATTAGCACCATTTATATGAATAGTAGAAATGATATCCATATCATCAATAATCTCTTCTGAGTAAGAGACATCTTCTATTGATGCGCCATAATAGGTATGATCAATCGCTTTAGTGATATCTCTTACCACCTTCTTATGCATCATCTCCATTGGAGCATGCGATACTTTATGCATCACTTCACCACTCCCTTCTCCTGTAGCTGTCTATATGCTAATTTGAAAGCTAAAAGATAGACATCAAAAACATCAGGGCCTTCTTCTAATCCAATTTCATCAATCGGGTCAAATGCTGAATAATCTATATTCAAAAGTGTTCTTACTCCTATCTCACAGATGCCTTCTGTATCACTGAAACCATCCAAAACCTTTTCTATAAAAGGCTTGACTGCATCTTCAGGTTCACATACATCGAAGTAATCAGCGATTCTATCGAGTGTATAGTTATCCTTCGCTTTTTGAAGAAGCTGTTCTTCAGCAAGATCTCTATCATATGTATAAAGAGGCTGACTGCAGCATTTCACCCTAATTTTGAAAAAGATAGAATCTCGACGACATTGATCTATGAAGTTTCTAAAATTCCATCCGGCATGATTATAGGCAATCAGTTCACCGAGATCACCAGAGATGTGTACTCTGTCATAATCTTCTTCAAAAATGAATCTGATTCTGTAGTAGTTGCTTTCCGGTTTCTGAAATTCAACAATCTTGATATCACCACAATCTCTAAGAGTTGCGACATGATCAGCAAACATCTCTTTCTGTAACTCTAGATCCATGCTATCTACCTCCCATGATCAAGAAATACTGCACGAACAGCATATTCATGAATAATGAACTGCAGCAGAAGACTTTCACTTCTGTTGAGTTCCAGTTATTGCCAGTAAGAACCATGGAAATTAGAATAACTAATATGCATACATCTGATAAAAGGCAGAACGCCCTGTTTTTATTCAATTTTTTCATTCAAAATCGCTCCTTTTTCTTCAATATCTGTTATAATGAAGTTGCCTCTAAAAGAGGCTCATTCAGAATCATGTTCTAAGACCTGGAATGCTATCGCAAAGCATTCCATTTTTTTTTAGCTATTTAGAGGTCTCCACCACTGCCCTGAAGCATATGAGTAGAGCATCATTCTACCTGTCATCTTATTCCCCGATACTTCGTGAATAATCACATCACTCTTGAAACTGGTAGAATATCCTCTTGCAGTAACAACGGCTTTACAATAATCAGGAATTACATCTATCTTTCTACGTGCTCCATCAGGATCACAGAAAAATAATTCATAAGTCTTCTTATCCTTATACATGCTTTACCCTCCTTGGATTCTAATTATTCATAGGCATCTAGCGCCGGAGGACCAGTAAAAGCTACATGCATCATCCTACGAAGGTTCTATATCGAAAGTGAAAATTAATGAAAATAACTAATGTCTTAGAAAAAATATCAATCCTCCGGCCTTAGATGCCTATAAATTTGTTTAATATTTAATTGTTATCTTCAGATATGCCAAGATAATGCATAAAGGCTATTCGTGGAATATGAACAGTTCTTCGACCCTTTACTGTAATTACTGTACCTGGCCATTTACCCTGTTCTACTGCATTGATAATAAAGTTCCTGGACATTCCCGTCATATCCATTGCCTCCTGAATACTCATTGAGTATTCATTTTTATTTGCTGTTCGCATTCTCAATCACCTCCTTGTTATCACACCCACATAGAGCCATACCACTTATTGATAGTCATTTAATCTAATGAAAAGATACTCGATACAAAACTTTTACTTTTATTCCATGGGATAGTTTAAAAAAATGGTTAGTGATATGGCTGTATGTGGGTGAGACCGTCATTTTAGGTTAAAAAAATTAAGCGTCTATTTCTTCAATCTTAATGCCAGATAATTGGCTTATTAGTTTGATTTCGTGAAAATACCAATAAGTATTCCCGTTTTCTTTGTTCCTGTATGTGTTAACTGACATATTCAGTTTTTTTGCCATCTGTTCCTGTGATAGGCCCATGTTTATCCTTATAGCAACAACCTTTAACATTATTATCCCTCCTTTGTGTGGGTGTGTTCCACTTACAAGTTAACTATAATACGTGAAAGTGTGGGTGTCAACATCATTTCGCTAATTTATTGGTGATTATAACTATTTTCTTGTGGGTATTATCCAAAATATAGTATGATATAGTCGAAGGAGGTGAATCAAATGGACAGCAAACATATTTATAAAGCGCTAGGGGTCTATTTGACTAACGTAAGAAAGAATAGAAAAATGACTCAAAAAGAGATGGGTGAATCAGTTAATCATAATAGATCCTGGTGGGCTGATTTAGAAAATGGGCGCACAGCTATTAAATTTGATGATGTTAAGATTATTATGGATAAGTATTCATTGGATTATAAGAATTTAAATGATTTTATTGATAGTTATACAGATAATAACAATCCAAAAGATTAATGACTATATTGAATTATTTTGTTTGATAAAAAAACTTGTAATCAATAAATACAGAGGTAGTTATATGGCTAAGCAATATTCCATAGAATTAATAGCTTTAGGTCAATCATTGTCTTATCTTCGTTCTAAAACAAATTTAACATATAAAGAGGTCGGTGAAAAATTCGGTAAATCAACTTCATGGATGTCTGATATCGAAAAAGGTAGAAATAATATTTTATTTACCGATGCCAAGAAATTAATGGCTCTTTATGATTCTGATTTGGAAACACTATCGAAGCTGTATGATGTGAACCTAAGCCAACTAAAAGACAGCATTTAATGGAGATGTATATTTAATGAAGAAAAAAATGGAAGATGAGCACACATCTGAGCTATTAAGGTATCAAGGCACGATATTGAGACAACTTAGAAAAAATACTTCTTACACAATGGAAGATGTTGCTAATCGTTTTAGTAAAACGAAATCATGGATATCTGAAATTGAAAATGGCAGAAATAATATTTCATCTATTGATTTAGTGAAACTAATATCTATGTATGATGCTGACATTAATGATTTCACACAAAAAATCCAAAAAAAGATAGATGAAAAGTAAAAAGACCAACACTGCGGGAACAGCATTGGTCGAGCAAAAGTTTGTATCGAGTAAATAATCCTTTTGCGTACTCAATTATACCATAGTTAGTACGCTTGAGGCAATCAAGAAAGGAATATGATTATGGTAAAGTTTAAGAGACGTCCTAATGGATCAGGGACGGTAGTAAAGCTTAGTGGCAGAAGAAGAAAGCCGTTTTGCGCAAAAGTTACATTGGATGAAAGAAATCTGACAAATGGAGAAAAGAAAAGATTAGTAATTGGAACGTTTGAAACGTATCAAGAAGCACTTAATGCATTGTCTTTGTATTCTCTTACTGTGAATAATACGATAAGCAAGAAGGAAGCAATGGAGATTGATCCTGAGGTTTACCAGAAGGTTCAGGATAAGATGAGTAAGAAAGTGCCTACGTTCCTGGATATATATTATATTCTTGATAAGAATGAATTTTCTTTGTTGTCACCTCAAACACAGAATAGTATGCATGGTGCAATTAAACATCTGAAGAAGCTGCATTATTTAAAGATAGATCAGATAACTCTGAGAATGATTCAGGATGTATTTGATGAAGATGGATCTAACCACAGTACACAGGTACATATGAAGACGATATGCACAAAGGTATTTAGATATGCTGTTGTTAATCAGTGTATTGAACGTAATGATGATTATACTTCTTATATAAGAATTGCTAAGTATGAAGAGTCTGATATGCATAGACCTTATACTATTAATGAAATACTAGCATTAAAGAAAGCTGATACTCCAGAAGCGCATATAATGCTGATATTTATCTATACGGGTGTAAGAATTAATGAACTGCTGAATATCAATAGAGATAATATTCATATTGATGAAAAATGCGACGATGACGGCACTGAGAGACTCATAAGCTATATGATCACCGGGTCTAAGACAAAGGCTGGTAAGAACCGAATTGTGCCTATTCATGATGATATTAAACAATATGTTATCGATGAACTGCTAAAGCCCGAAAAGAGACTGGTAGATGTAACTTATGCTAATTTTACTACTAGAACTGTATTGATTAAAGTAAACAAGCTGTTGAATACAAATCACACAATGCATGATACGCGTAAAACATTCGCTACGCTATGCCAAATGAATAACCTTAATGTTTATATCCGAAAGAAGGTTTTAGGCCACAGAATGAACGATATAACGTTTGACGTGTACACCAATGAGTCAAAGAATAGATTATGGACTGAAATAAACAAAATAAAAATCTAGTGATCATTCACTCAGACTTGTTCTTGATATAATTTAATTCTGATTTTATAATAGAGAGCGTAATAAAAAGACTTCCCCAAGTATTTTATTATGAAACTAGCGACAGTCGTACTCTAAGTGAGCCTGCCTGCGGAGCTATCGAAAGATAGCTCTTTTTTATTAATCCTTCGTTACCTATTTGTTATCTTTCTCAACTAAATCAATTTAAACACGCATAAAAAAGTGGCTTAAATAGCCACTTTTTGACATTCTCTAGTATCCTACAGATAACTTATTCAGAATCTTATTAGGTTTATAGTCTTTATAAAATAATCCAGTAAGTTTTCCTGCAAATAATGCGAGATCAACAAGTTTAT